CCGGGAAACCATCCAGCGTCAACGCCAACGTCTGCTTGGCTAAGGTAGTGTTGGTCTGCCGTTGAAGGTATTCCGTCGCAGTGCGGATATACGACTCAACGAGCTGGCTGCCAGCTCCGGCATCACTCCCATAATCGATCGTGGAAAGCTGCAGGTGGTTCCGAACATCCGCCTCCTGCACCACGAGATTTCCGTCTCTGAGATAGGTAATCCCCATCACGCACCCCCGCCGCGGCGGCGCGAGGGCCGGACGTTTTTCGGCTGCAGGGTTGCCGTCTCCTGATCGCCGGACAGGTCGGCCGTCTCAACAACGGCCGGCTCGACGCGCACTGGCACCGCAAAGCCAGCAGCAATCAGAGCGGCTGCTTCGGCCTCCGTGCAATCGTGCAGGTCGCCCGCGTTGCGGGTCCATCCCGTGCCGGCGAGTGATGTGAGGAGCGTGACTTGCATAAAAGGAGGGCCGGCCCGGCGAACCACCCGGGCCGGCCTGAGAAAAGAGACGGGGGTTTAAGCCGGCAGCTTGAGCGTCTTGATCGCTTTCGCATCGGCCAGCTTGCCATCGAGGCGCTGCGTGGTCTTGAAGCCGATCAGGCCGTCGCTGATGAACAGCTCGTTCGCGCGAATGACGTCCGGCTGGGCCACGCTGCGAACCTTGTATTTGCTGAAATCGCCGAAGGCGACCGGCAAGGCATTCGCCGCAAGACCCGGCATTTCGTTGTTGGTCACATACGCATAGCCGAACAGGGTTGCCGGTGCCGAGGCGAGGCCGGCCGCCCAGATGTACTGACCCTGTCCATCCTTCAGCTTGCGGAGCGAGGCCACGAGGGTGTCGCTGAGCATGAACTTGGCGCGACCGCTGTTGCGGTAGGCGCTGTCCAGGCTGTGAATAAGATCGATGATCTCGTCTGCCGAGATGGCGGTGTTCAGGGCCGCCGTCTTGCCGATGGTGGCCGCGGGAACGACGCCCTGCGGCTGGCCGGTTCCGGTTCCGCCGGTGGCGTAGGTGTTGAATGCACGGCCGATACGTTCGGCGGCGATCTGCTGGATCGCGGTTTCGATCGGGTAGGCCGCATCGCGGAGCAGTTCGACGCTGACTTTGATCCAGTCGGAGTCGAACTTGTAGCCGCCCAGCGTGACGGTGCCGAGAGTGGGCTCGGTAACGTTGGTGTTCGTCGTCGCTTCACCCACCAGGCGGCCGGTGTTGCTGGTGTCGTCCGAGGTCGGGATGGTTAGCGGGTTGCCGTCGGTCGTCGGGATGACTTCGGCGCCAGCTTCAAGCACGCCGGCAAAGCTCTTCATGGCCGACACCAGGTTTGTGCTGAACTCGCGGGTGCCGACGACGCCTTGGCCGCTGACGGTCAGGGCACGCAGTTCGGCAAGATTGCCGCCGCGCAGGAATCGATTGAATTGGCTGCGGTACTCCTTCACCGCTTCGTCGGCCTGCTGTTCTGAGGTGTCGATGTCATCGCGCCCGGGCTGGTGACGCTTCTCGGACATCTCGGCTTCGAGCCGCTTGGCGGTTTCATAGCGGTCGATGTCCGCTTTGCGAGCCTCGGCCTTGGTGTTGAGGGCGTCGAAGGCGGTATTCTCATCCGCGGTCAGGTCGCGCTTTTCGTCTTCGGCCTTCTTCAGGATGCCCTTCATCTGATTGAGGGCTTCGCCACGCTCTTCGTTCAACTGTTTGATTTTCTGCCACATAGAGTCGGTCTTTCGTTTGGAACTGCTGGTGTGGCCGCTGCACGTCACGTGGACTGCTAAAGCACCGAGGGCGTTGCGGGCGTGGCCGGCGGGAGAGTGCTCTCCCTTTACAACAGATATTCCGCTCTTCAGCGGCCGACATCGGCAAAAAGATTTTTGGGGCAGATGGAGATTTTTGACGGGGCGATCATGCTGCCATCGCGCGCAGCAGCTGCATGCGGCGAGCGGCACAGGCCGGCGACGAGCCGACAGCTCGAATCTCGGCGAGCACCGCAGGGTCAATGTTCAATGATCGGATGCTGAGCGAGGTTTCGGGATACGCCGGCCGTGACACGATCGACACTTCGCGCAGGTTCACGTCGTGTAGCTCGCGGATCGTCTGCCCGCCCTCTTTGACGAAGCGTTGGCCGTCCTTCTTGACGTTGAACCCGAATGACAAGCCGTTCACATCGCCGCGTTTGACCAATTCCCGCATGTCCCGCGCGTAGCTCGTATCGGGCAGATCGACCTCAACGGCCAAGCCCTTGTCGGTATGCGCAACGCGGAGCGTGCTGTTGCTGGTGCGCCCAAGCAACTTGTCCGGGTCATGGCTGGCCAGGGCCTGAATGTCCGACCCGCTGGCGAGCGTCGAGCGGAACGCAGTCGGCATCAGCTTTTCCTTAAAGCCGCCGAGATCGGCGGAGAGGCTGTTGTATGGGATGACGCCGACGAAGCGGTGCGGTTGTTCGGGCGTGCCCTCGGTAAAGCGTAGCTCCAGATCGGCCGCCGTGGAGCTACCGGCGAACAGGTAAACGTCGCGGATTTCGATGTTCTTCATTACATGCCTTTCAACAGGTGGTCGGCGATGTCGCCGGGTCGGATGTCGGTCCATTCATCAGTCAGGTCATTCGCATCGGCCCCGCCGTCCGCCGCGGCTGTGATGGCGCGGAGCGAGGCGGCGCAATGTTCGCGGGCGTAATCCGCCGGGCTGGCAGTGCTGCCGGCGGCGCCGAGCGGTCCGGCAAACACACGGGCTACCAGCGGCTCGTGAGCGGCATACCACGTATCAGCCCATGCCCGCAGCTCGTCAGGCTTGCCGGCATGCTTCTTCGCCGCCCGGATCAGGGCCTTGGATTCCTTAGTGAGGACGCGTCGCGCGGCCTCCTCAATCAATGTCCGCGTAGCGTTCGACGAGGCAACGGGCGGCGGAGCGACGGCCGGCGTCGTGGTCGGCTGCGTGCCGACCTGCGTCATGTTCAGCGGCTGGAGGAGTACGTCTGAGCCGGCGATGAACGGCAGATTCTCTTTCGCCCGGGCCTCAGCGCGGGTCATGATGCCGTTGTTGATGGCGATGGCGTAGGTGTCGAACCGTTCCTTGGTTGACGCCCGCAGCATGGCGTCCATATTCAGCTTCACTTCCAGCGTCGGCTTCTCGCGTTCCAGCAGGAGCTTGCGATTCGCTTCCTGCTCAAAGCGGGTCACGATCGGCTGAATCGCACCCTGATAGAACTCCATGTTCTGCATTTCGATTGAGGCGTAAGACGCCTTATCAATTACGCCCAGCATGTGCGGCGGGATGCGATAGATGCGGGCGACTTCAAGCACCTGATGGATTCGGGCATCTTTCACTTGCGCCTTTTCCGGGTCGATCGTCGTCGGCGTGAAGGCCATGTTGTTTTCTAGCACCGCTACCTTCATCGCATTTTCCAAACCCACGTAGTTCGCTTTCCAGGACGCTACGAACGTCTTCATTGCGTCTTCGTTCATTTTCGGGAGCGTGAGAATGCCGCCGACGTTGCCGCCGTTGCTGAACAGCTTCGCGGCGAATCGCTCTAGGGCGATCGACAGCCCAATGTTCTGGCGGGCCTGCTGAATTGGGCTGATGCCGACGATGCCGTCAACACTGAAGTTCAGGATGTGTAGCACCTGGTCAGGCGTCAGCGTGGTGGTCGTCGAGCCCAGCCGCGTCAGGTAGAAAAGCTGGCCATTCTCGCGGACGGGTCGCGTGCAGTCCGAGCGAAGTGGATACAAGCCGACGGGCACGCCCTGAGCGTCGCGTTCGATGAAGGCATACGCGTTACCGAACAGGCAGAGGTTGAGCATCAGCGTCTCGCGGAATGTGGCGGCCGTCATGAACTCGTTGGGTTCAGCCGCAAGCAGGCGGGCCACCGGGTGCTCATAGTCTTTACCTCCCTCAGCCCGCTGATAGATGTGGATCGGAAGCTGAGCGACGGCCTCGCCGAGAATCTTGCAGGAGGCGTAAACGGCTGATGCCGCCAGGGCGTTCGATTCTGAAACGACGACACCGCTGTCGTTATAGCCCGAGGTAAAACCGCCGCCGAAGTAGTCCGGCAGATAGTTGACGGACGTGGTAGCCGCGCGAGTCTCCGCACGGCCAAAGATTCGATTCAACAATCCCATCATACCTCACAGCACGATCAGCTCGGGGTGCTTCTCGTAATAGTTGCCCGCCGCGGGCGCGGCCGCAGCTCCGAATTTCATTGCGTTGATTGCCATTACCATCGCCACAGCCGCATCAATGCGGCGGGTGGATTTGGCCTTGTCCAGCCAGATGTTCTCTAGCCGGTCGGTGTGCACGACGGCATTGCTCATCTGCCAGTTCAGCACCGGATTGTCCGGGTGAATGAGCTTGTCCGACTGGATCATCGCCTCGGTCGCCTTGCATGCCTGCGACAGCGACCAGCCCTGCCGGACGTAGGTCACGTTGATGCCGGCCGCCTGCAGTTTGGCCGCGATCGAGGATGCGGCATGCGGGTCCATCTGCACCTCACGCAGGTCATAGAGCTTCGCCTGCTCGATGATCGTGTCGGCAACGATGTCAAAGTCGATGACATTGCCGGGTGTTAGGATCAAGTGACCGGCTTCGGCCCACTGGCGATACGGTGCCTTGTCCCGCTTCTGGCGTTTGAAGAGGCCGCCGACATTGTCTTCGGGTAGGAAGACGAAGGGCTTTATCAGCACACCGCCGTCATCTTGCGGGAACGACAGCACAAAGGCGGTCGTATCCTGTGTGCTCGCCAGGTCACAGCCGCCGAAGCAGGTTGAACCGGCCGGCGGATTGACGGCCCCCGCGCATGCCTTCCACTGCCCATAATCGATCCAGGCCGAGTGCGATTCGGTCGGAAGGTTCAGGCTGAGCTGCTTGAACACCGGCAGGTATCGCGGCGTGGTCAGGGCCTTCTGCAGGTCGCGTGTGTACTCGTCTTCGGACACGCTGACGCCGAGATTCGGCTGGGCCTTTCGCCAAGTCGCAGGGTTCGTAATGTCATCGTCGGGATCAGCCTGCCACATGCACGGCAGAAACTCTGGATCATCCACCGCGCCCGTCCGCACCTTGTCTGCGTAGTCGAACACCTCGGCCCACAGGGCAGCAGGATCGGTGCCGGCCGTCGTGGTGTAGAGGGTCAGCGGGTTCTGCCGCGAGCGTTGGCTGGTTTCCAGAACGTCCGCCAGCTCCGGGTCCTGGATGACGTGCAGCTCATCCAGGATGACGAGTGATTCGTTCGTGCCGTGCTTCGTGCCGGCGGCCGAGTTGACGAACCGCATGCTGCCGCCGTTGATGCGGTGGCGGATCGCGCGGGCCATAATTTCCGCCC